GGCAAAATATCGTAAGAAACCAGTAATAATTGATGCAATTACATTTGACGAGTTCTTAGAATACGGAAGGAATAATGGAGCAAATATAATATGTGATATGCCTTGGTCATTTAATTATAATGGTCATCCTGTTACTCATGAAAATGATGAATGTTATTTAATTCCTACACTTGAAGGATTTATGTATTTTACGCCACAAGATATGCTTATTATTGGAGTTAGTGAAGAAATTTATCCTTGTAAAATTGATATATTTGAAAAGACATATGATTTGTTAGTGGAATAATAGATATCAATCAAACAATCTTTTTATCGTATTAGATAATGTAAGAATAAAATAAATAATTGGAGGATACATAATTGACTACACTTTATTCAAACGATTGTCCTAAATGTAAAATTCTTAAATTCAAACTTGACAGTAAAAATATTAACTACGAATTATGCTCTGATATAGATATCATGACATCAAAAGGATTCCAATCAACCCCAATGTTAGAAGTTGAAGAAAAAACAATGAATTATTTAGACGCAATAAATTGGGTAAAGGGGCAATAATATTGGATATTAGATTAAAACTTAACAAAAATTTTGTAGCTTGTTTGAATAAAATGGAACAAAAATATGGTGAAAAATTTGAGCGCATCAATGGATTTCACAATGACAATTTAAATTTCAATTCTTTTATTGACAATTTTATAGATAGTAAAACTGTTGCAGATGTTAGTATTGATGCAAATGCTAATAGTAGTACAAAAGATATTAATACATTAAAATCAGATATGACTAAACCTCATTTAAAATTACTTTCTTTCAATAAGATTTTTTATGAAATTACTAAAAAATATGGATTGTCTACAGCAGAAGAATGGTTAGAATCTGAATGGAATGGTGATTATTACTTACATAACGCTACGACCAGTACGTATCTTCCGTATTGTTATGCATACGATTTAGATCAAATTGTAGAAAAAGGATTATATTTTATTGACAAATTTAAGTCAACTCCTGCAAAACATTTAACCACATATAATGACCATGTATTAGAATTTATTAGTTGGACTGCTAATCGTAGTTCTGGTGCAGTTGGCCTACCAAGTTACTTAGTTTATTCGTATTATTATTGGAACAATGATGTTAAGAATAACTTTTTTCTTAAAGATCCTGAATATTATAGGGAACAATGTTTCCAAAAATTCATATATGATTTAAATCAACCATATTTACGTGTGACAGAATGTGCATTTACTAACATTTCTATTATGGATAAAAATTACTTAGTAGAGTTATTTGGAGCAAGACAATTTCCTGATGGAGAATTTGTAATTGATCACATTGATGGGATTATTGAACATCAAAAAGTATTTATGGGAGTGGCAGCTAAAATTAGAGAAAAACTAATGATGACATTTCCGGTATTGACATATTCATTATTGTTCCAAGAAGGTAAATTTGTAGATGAAGAGTTTGCTAGATGGTGCAATAAACACAATATGAAGTGGTTTGATAGTAATTTCTATGTTGGAAATGATGTTACAACCCTCTCAAATTGTTGCAGACTCTTAAGTAACACTTCTAAATTAAATGGATTTATCAATAGTATTGGAGGGACTTCTCTTTCTGTTGGTAGTGTTCAAGTTAATACCACGAATTTACGTAGAATTGCTTTATTATCTAATAAAAATAAAGATAAATATATCAGCCTTTTATCAAAAAGAATTCATTTAAGTATTAAGGTATTAGATGTTGTAAGAAATATCATCAAAAGAAACATTGAGAAAGGACTTCTTCCAAATTATACATATGGACTTGTAAAAATGGATAATCAATATAATACTCTAGGTATTACCGCAATGTATGAAGCAATTAGAGATATGGGGTTAATTCAAGAAGATGCTTTTGGTAGTAATTCTTATACTGAAGAAGGGTTTGATTTTGCTACAAAAATTCTAAGAACTATCAATGAAATTAAAGATAGTTATAGTTTTGATTATAGTATAAATGTTGAAGCTGTTCCGGCTGAACGTGCAAATTCAATTCTATGTACTAAAGATAATCTACTATATCCAGAATTTGAACAAGATTTTCTCTACAGTAATCAATGGATACCATTAATGGAGAATAGCACAATTCAAGAAAAAATAAAACTTGGTGCTGTGTTAGATAAGGAATGTGGAGGAGGCCAGATCCTTCATGTCAATCTACAAGGTAAATTTGCCGGTGAAGAACAATCATGGGATATGTTAAATCATTTAGCCAATTCAGGTATAATCTATTTTGCATATAATGTTCAAATATCTGTGTGTGATGAAGGACATGGATTCTTTGGAAATATTTGTCCAACGTGTGGAAAATCAGTTCAAGATGTCTTTAGTCGCATAGTTGGGTATCTTGTTCCTACACAATCATATAGCAAAGAAAGAAAGCAAGAATTTGATAAGCGCAAATGGTTCTTGTTAGATTAAGAGAGGTATTAAAATGTGGATTAAGAACATAATGGATGAGAATTTCCAAGATTATAAAAAAACATCAATGATGATAGCAACTTGTAAATGTGATTGGAAATGTGCTATAGAAGGAAAATTTGACATTTCAGTTTGTCAAAATTCTAAATTAGCAAATCAGAAAAATATTGAGGTATCTATTAAATCTATTATAAATAGATACCTCAATAACCCCATTACTCAAGCTATCGTTATTGGTGGGTTAGAACCAATGTTGCAATTTGATGAAGTTTTAGAATTTGTAGATGATTTTAGATTAGTATCTGAAGATGATATAGTTATTTACACTGGTTACTATCCTGATGAGTTAATAAATAAATTGTGTAAATTAGTTGAATATAAAAATATTGTTATTAAATTTGGAAGATACAAAGAGGACAGTAGCAATGTATTTGATGATGCGTTGGGTATTTGGTTGTCATCAAATAATCAATATGGAATAAAAATAAGTTAGAAGGAGAAGAGAAAAATAGAGAGATTTTGTGAAATATGTAATAGTAATAAAGGTGTTAGATTTAATGAAAAATTAAATAAAAATATTTGTAAAAGACACTATTGGCAATTATGGAAATTCGGAGAGATATTACAAGACATAGATAAAACAAAACATATTTGTGAAATTTGTGGTAGTGATACAAAAGTTGGCTGTATAGAAGATAAATATTATTGCGGAAGACATTATCAACAAATGAAAACATTTGGTTATACAAAACGGAGAACTAATAGGGATTTAAATGAAATAGTTTTACATGATACATATGCTGAAATAATACTATATAATGAAGATCAAATTGAAGAGGCAAGAGCACCAATAGACATAGAAGATGTAGAAAAGTGTAAAATTCATAGATGGAATTTAACTGTAGAAAAATATGTTGCTAATCACGCTATAGGAAGATTACATAATTATGTAATGAATTTTAAACCTCCTAAAGACAAATCAAAGGTTGTAAATCATATAGACAGAGATAGAAAGAATTGTAGAAAATACAATCTTGAAATTACTACATATCAAATTAATGGAATTAATAAAGGGAAGCAATCTAATAATACTTCTGGATTTCCTGGTGTATCTTGGGATAGTTGTCATAAAAAATGGGAAGCTAATATAAAATTAAATGGTAAGAAGAAGTTTTTAGGTTATCGTGCAAATATAGAAGACGCTATAGAATTAAGAAGAGAAGGAGAAATCAAATACTTTGGTGCAATGGTTAATAGAGACAATGATGTAAACACTGTGTTTAAGAATAAATCATTAAATAATTAATTGGAGGAATATAAATAATGAATATTAAAATCAAATACCACTCAAAGGAAATTGATAAAATTACAAACATTGAAAATAAATCAGATTGGTTTGACCTAAGATCAGCAGAAAATATCTCCCTAAAAGCAGGAGAATTCAAACTAATTTCTCTTGGTGTGTCAATGGAATTACCAGAAGGATATGAGGCGTATGTTATTCCACGCTCAAGTACGTATAAAACATTTGGAATTATTCAAACAAATCATTTAGGACTAATTGATGAAATCTATAAAGGGAATAATGATATTTGGAAATATCCTGCATTAGCAATGCGAGATACAGAGATTAAAATTAATGATCGTATTTGCCAATTTAGGATTCAAAAGAAAATGCCAACTGTAACATTCGATGAAGTTGATGATTTAGAAAATGAAAATCGGGGTGGGTTTGGAAGCACAGGTAGAAAATAAAATTAATTTTAATATGGAGAGATTGAAATATATCTCTCCCACCTCACAAGAAAGGAGCAATAGAACAAATTGCAAATCATAAATTGGGACGAATATTTCATGTCCGTAGCATACATATCGTCACTTAGAAGTAAAGACACAAGAACTCAAGTTGGTGCATGTATTGTCAATAAATCAAATAGAATCATTTCTACTGGATATAATGGTATGCCAAATAATTGTGATGATTCTCAAATGCCTTGGCAAAATAAAGAAGGATTGGAAGGAAAATATCTATATGTAGTCCACTCAGAGCAAAATGCTATTCTTCATGCAAAAGTTGACCTAACTAATTGTATTCTCTACACAACATTATTTCCTTGTAACGAATGTTCAAAAAGTATAATCCAGTCTGGTATATCAGAAATTGTATACTTGAGTAATAAATACAGCGATTCAGAACAAACAATTGCTTCTAGATTTATTCTAGATATAGCAGGAGTTAAATATAGACAATTGGTTAGCAATAGTAAAATCGAGGTTAATTTAACCGATATTAATCAAAATTAATCAAAATATCATATTTTACCTCTTTCATGCTTCCATTTACTCATTAATACTTCCATTTACTACCTAATATGATAGCACCCAATAAAAAATATGTTTCATTTGCTTAGAAAGGAGCAAAAATATGTACTTCATATTACAAGTATACATAGAAGTAGATTCTGAAAAAGATGCTGAAGATATTGCACATGATATTCATGAAATATTAGGTAATAATGGTATTACCAATAGCATTAATGTTATAAATGATACTAATGACGAAGAGGAGGATTTATTAAATGAGAGGAGAATATAGAAAACAATTAGAATATGATTCAAATGAAGATGGAAAAGTTAATTTAGAAGATGCTTTAAATATTATTGAAATTGTAGAAAATGAAGTAAATACAATCAAAGATATGCTTGAAGAATATAGTAATCTTACAGAGATTAAAACAATATATAAACTTATAGAAGAATTGAGCGAAAAATTATATTAAAATAAGAAAGAAGGAATATAACTAATGTTAAAAAATAAATATTCTCTAGATAATATTTTTATTGAACCAAACTATACTGATAAATGGACTCACAATGCTCCTAAAGATAATGATTTTATTATGCTAAATGAAGTAGATGGTACTAATTGTCTTAGTTTTGATTTACAACAAGCAAAATTTATTAGAGATTCACTAAATGAAATAATTGTATATTATGAAAACATGCCATCAGTAGGCGATTTTGTAGAAGTAATTAATGGAATCTTTAAAGGATATTTTGGTAAAATATTTGACGTTGATATTTGTGATTCAAAAAGACCATTAGCAATAAGATTAGATGATAATCCTGAGTTCAATGATTGTACTTGTTTTGTTGGTTTTGCCGATGTTAAGAAAGCAAATAATTAACCAAGTAAAATAATAATTTATGTGAGAGAAAGGAGTATTTATAATATGCGGATTGCATATGGGATGGCATGGATAGCAACAGCCCTCGCAACATCAATTGGAATTTATTATACTAAAGATGCAAATTGTCTTTGGGCAATGTTGATTCCAGGAATGATCAGTATGAAGTCTAATAGTGGTAAAAAAGATAAGGAAGAAACTGATGAATAAAGGAGTTGTTGTTAAAAAATGAAACAATGCATACATTTCGACAGTGGAGTTTGCTATTCACCTGATTGGGAAGAACCTTTTGGAGAAGGATGCTTATTAAACCATAAAGATTCATGTCCTCATCCTAATTATATCCCAAATACTTTAATGACAGGAAAAGATAAATTAATAGAATATCTTCAATTAGAACCAAATTCTCAATTGTATAAATTAATTGGCGTATGTCCAAGTCATGTAAATTTAAATGAGAATCAGCACAACAAATGTATTTTAGGAAGCAACATATTTTGTTCTGAATGTTGGAAATTAGCACTGGATGAGGAATTTTAATGGAAGATAAATTATTAGAATTAAAAGAACAATTCTGTAAATTGTATTGTTTAAATAAAATCGGAATTGAAGATTGGGATGGATATCTTTTAGATAAACAATACGTTTGCCATCTTTGTCAGATAAATGATTATATTAAATTTATCAGAGACGAAATATAATACTCACAATTTTCTTAAATAAACATAAAATAAAATGACAGAAGGGAGGTGACACAAAAAGAAAGGAGAATGGTTCGCAATGAAAGAGTTGAAAGAATGGTTAATTAATGAGATAAATTCTATCAATATAGATTATCATAATGAAAGTACCTATGCGTGGTCAAAAGGGTACAAGAAAGCTTGCTTGGAAATTTTAGATATTATTAAGAAGAAAATCGAGAATGAGGAAAATTAAATGAATCTAAGTATTAGTAATCAATTATATCAATGCACTTGTAGGCCATTTTGTTGTTCGGCTTGGTGTTATCATACTAGTTTCAATTACTTATTTAAACTTGGTAAAGTTGTTTGCTCAAAACCAAATGAATTATGTAAATGGCAAAGAGAAATTAAAAACTATCAAAAAAAAATAGAATTATATACTTCTAATTGATAAATTTATGTTATAATAACTAAAAGAAAGGAAAGGAAAAATTAAATGAAAAGATTTTTAATACAAACAATTAATAAAGAAATTACTCATGATTTTTCATTTCACTTAATTGAAGCTATTAAATATAATAATTGGTTTCAGAATGAAAGAATATATGATTATGATTTAGTTAACGAAATGATAGGATTCAATGCCTTAAATTATATTCCTATAGGTTCTGTGGAATTTGTTCAAGAATTTTTATCTGATTTTCATGGTATTAAAAATGTTAAACCATTAAATATACCTATTAATTTAAGGAATAAACATTTTACAAAACGTGAAATTATTACTGTAAACAACCACAAAGAACCACTTAAAAAGAAATGGTTTGTTAAATCAGATGATAAAATTAAAGGTTTTACAGATATTTTAAATCATGGGAGTATTCTACCTGCAGGTAATTTTATGCTGTCCGAATTAATTAATATTCAATCTGAATGGAGAGCATTTATATATAATGATAAATTAGTAGGATTACAAAATTATGCTGGGGATTTCACATTATTTCCTGACATTAAACTCATGGAAGAAATGATAATTGCAAATAATCATTGGAATTATGATGAAAATTCTGCATATACCTTAGATGTCGGTATTAATAATGAAAATGGGACTTTTATTATTGAATGCCACGATTTTTTCTCTTGTGGATTATATGGGTTTGCTGATTATACTATATTGCCTAGGATGTTTATTACAACATGGAATAAATTGATTCAAATTAAATAATAAAGGAGTAAAATAAATAAATGACAATAAGAACTGAACAAATTGATGTATCATTCAACCTAAAACTCCAAAAAGACTTACAAGAACATGAAGTTATCTGCTCTCACTGTGGAGGCACAGGGCTTCAAGTAGATGATAGTCCTTTTGGCCTTAAAGAAGAAAATAGTAAAATTCATTTTCCATATAAACAACAAACTATTGTAGGTTGTAATCATTGTTATAATGGAGTGCAAAGTAAATGCTTACATTGTGGAGAAATTCTTGATAGAGGTACATCACAATGTAATTGCGATGAAGCAAGATGGAAAAGAGAAGAGGAATTATGGCAAAAAGATTTAGAAGTATGGAATAAAGCAACGAAAATATCATATGAACAAGCATGCAAAGATTATGAAATGGTCTATATTGATAATTATGATAAATATTTATCTCCTGAAGAAATAGAAGAATATTTAGAAGAGCATGATTATATATCTAAATGTGATTTGTGGATTTATGGCACATATATAATGGAATTATCTATTGATGCCTCTGATATTATTGAAGATGCTTGTAGTGATTTACATGAAGATGCTATGGACAATATCTCAGATGAAGACCAAAAAGAACTTCAATCATTATTAGACAAATGGTGTGAAGATAATAAACAAGGAACAATAACATATTATGCTGATTTTAGTGTTGGAATTTTATTGTAGGAAAGAATGGTGATTGAAATAAAACTATGGGAATATGTCCTTGCGAATGATAAAGAATCAGACTTTCTAAAATGGAGAAGTGGAGAAAATGATTTAGGAGACAAATTATTAATTTATGATTATTGTCCTATGTATTTTGACTGTTTAATTGGCACAGGATTTGAAATAGCCTTCAAATCAAAGAATAAAAAAGGTGAATGTAAATATCAAGAAGCAAATCATGAAACTATTAAATTAGAAGATTATGATAGCAAAGAACAATTTGAAAAAGAATTTCTTAAAGAATATAGAATCTGTAGCGAATGTTGGAATAGGGAGATAAAGAGTGAAGTTGATAAAGAATATGAGATATATTTAAAACTTAAAGAAAAATTTGAAAATTAAATAAATCAAAAAAGGAGAAAATTAATATTGAAATTATATAAAATTACCACACAAGAAGAGTTAGATGCCATTAATGCCGATTATTTTAATCATCACCCACAAGAAAAGAACTATAAATGGTCTGGATGTAATTATTACATCAATCAAGGTAATATAGAACATGAACCACTAGGTACTGCTCAGTCTATGCATGATTGTGAGTGGTGTGAAAGATATGATTATTGTGAAGTTAAATTTAATACTCCTATTTGGTTTTGGAATAATGAAATTGAGAGTGATTTAAAGAGTATTATTAATGAATATATAAGAAAAGATGTGATATAATCCAAGAAATAATGATTATCCAAACTAAGAAAGGAAGATGGGAAATGTTTAACGAAACCATTGAAATGAATAATGATTATCATGCTATGAGATCAATTGATTCTATTTTCACGGTTATAGAAAACTTCAGAAAGAAATTTGATTTAGAAATTTTAGATATTAAAAGAGAAACTGACAGTAAACTAGAAAAGTATATATTCGAATTATCACAAACAACAATTACTTTTTCTTTTAACCAATATAATAAAAAGTGTGAAATTATTACATATGATGAATTAAATAAATTTTGTGAGAGATATAATTATCTAAATTACTATTTAACTGATTTTGATTTTAAAATTGATGATGAGGTTTATTACAATCATAAAATGGGAATTGTCACAGAAATTCTAGATGATAATTACATAAATGTATTATTAAATGGAAACGAGATGAATAAAAAAGAATATAAGTGTTGGGGAATGAGATTAAATTAAGGAGTTGATTACAATATTCAATCCTATCTCTAAATTTTACAACAAAATATTACAATTAGGATATGACCAAGGGTACGCTAAAGGAGCAGAGACTGGACAAAAACTAGGATTTAAAAATGGTCAAACCGAAGGATATAATATTGGTTTTGAGAAAGGAGAAATTAATGGTTATCAGAAAGCATATGGTGAAATAACCGAATACGTAAATAAAACTAAACAAGAAAATCCAGATAGAATAGAAACAAATGAGGAACTTACTGATTCAATAATGTTATTCTTAAAATCAATAGCAGAAATTGTAAATACAAAATTTTTTATAAATACATGTTTTGATAATTGTGATTCTAATTTTATTAAAAAATATTTGGACTTTATTGATTATGCAGAAGGTAATTTTGAATTGAAAACAACTTATCCACAAACACACTATTTTCTTCCAGAATTAAAGAATGGTTTTGAGAAAATTTATCAAAATAAATTAGTCGTTGAAGATGCTAAAAAGTTGTTTTAGAAATAAAAGAAAGAAGGAAATTAAAATGAGTGTAGATTTCTTTGATTGCGATGTATGTGGTGAGTCAACTTGTGAATGTGGTTATTATGTAAGTTGTGATTGCGGTAGAAAATGGTGTTCAGATGAATGTGCTGAAGAAGATGGATGGAGAAACGAAGAAGAGAATAAAGACAGCGATGTTTATAGGAGTTGTAAATATTGTAGAGAAGAAGATTTTGAAGATGGGGAATTATTAGAATATGCTTTAAAAAAATTAGACTTATTTAGATCAGAATTAGTAGATATGTATAAAGCAGAAAAATAATATCCCTCGAAAAACCTATTTCGTTGTATTAAAAAAGAAAGGAATAAAATCAATGAAAGAATTAAAAACACTTCAAAAAAGATTGGAAACCGAAAAAGACATAAATGATGCTATTTATTGTACAATTGAGGAAATGAGTGAAGTTACAAAAGTATTAACAAGATTTCTAAGATGTAGTAAAAAATTCTCAATAGACGATTTAACTGAAGAACTTGCACATTCTTTTCTAATGTTAGATGTAATTAAAAACAGATTTAATATAAAAGATGAAGACATACAGCATAAAAATTATTAGCTTTAAAGAAATGTTTTAAGGATAATTAGAAAAGGGGGATATAAAATGTCTATAGGAATAAGAGGTTTTATTGAGTTTTTAATTACAAAAATAAATGAAAAGGTGTACTCAGTTCTGGTTATAGCGAAGAAGAAATACGGAGAGATGTAATAGACATGATTTGGGAAACATATGAGGAGTTCGGCAAATAGAAGATAAAATTTATCGGATATGAAAGGAAGAAATAAAATGGATATAAAAATTATTAATCCATATCAAAACAATAGAGATAGGATTGTAGAATTTGATGGGTTTTCTTCAATTTATCTTAAAGGTGAAGAATTAGATAATTTATTTGAGGAATTAGATAATGAGTTAAACTATGGTGATACAAGAGAAGAATTGCAAAAGCAAATCTTTGAATTAGAAGGTGAAGTTAGTATGTTGCAAAGAGAATTAGGTTTAAGATAATGTTGTAAAAAAATCTAAATAATATTAAAGAAAGGATGTGATTATCATGGATAAAGATGAACGTATTACCTGTACAGATTGTGTAAATTGGAAATTTTCAAAAATGAGTTTAGAATATTTTGGTTCTATTACTGACTGTATAAATTGTCCATGTAATAAATGCAGTTGTTACGACCCTACTAGCACCAGAAGATTTGAAACTCGACCATTATTTATAAGAAAGATTGTCGTTACATAAACATGAATTAAAATGCAAAGTGAAATAAGCAATAGAAAATATAATTCTTATTTCACTTTGCCAACATTTTATGAAATAAATAAATAAACTTAAAGGAGATTGATTAATATGAGAAATAATGTAAATATATTAAACAAAGAAATTTTAACAAATAAAGAACTTGAGGCAAAACATTATGACAGAATGATGGAATTTTTAATTACAGATTTTAAAGGTAAAGATTTTAACGAGTGTGATATTATTTTGAGACAAATCATTAAGGTCGCTCATGATTTATTAAATGAACCTGACTTATTGAAGTAGAAATGCTTTGTGAGCGACAGAATGGTGTGTAGAATGAGTTTTAATTTTGTTAGGGTGAGAAGATTGTGTTGAGGATTGATTTACGAAGGCTTATATATGGCAAATTTGAGGAGGAATGAAATATGAATAAAAGACAAAATAAAAAGAAAATTAAATATATTATTGACAATATTCAAACTGTAAATCTAAAAGAAAATGAGTTTTTATTATTCAGATATGATCAAATTAAATATCGTCCTCAATACATTGCAGAATTAGCAGAAATGATTAGAAATGATATTACTGGTAAAATTGTGTTTATCCCTAATGACTTAGAGATGAAAAAGGTTTCTGAAGTAGAATAGGAGGAATTACATAATGAAAGATTTTGATTTAGAATTTTTTATGGCAAAAACATTAAATAAACCCATTACAATTGAATCAGCATCAGATGGCAATTTGTTATCTAAAATTAAATTGGTTATAAATGATGCTAGAATTCAAAGCAATAGTTGTTTTGATATTTTAACCATTAATGAAAATATAAAAATTTATTTTGAAAAATTTGAAATTGATGCATTTGATAATAATTGTTTAAGTATGCATCGCAATGAAGATGCATTGATTAATATTTATTTGCCAGAAGGTGACAATTGGGTGGATGATAGGGTTATTGGTTTTACTCAGTATTGATTTGTAAGTACAAATACATAAATAATTATTTTGACTTTGTGAATGAATTGAGATATAATTATTTTTGGAAGGAATACATATGAAGTAAATAAATTGTAAAGGATGTGAAAGTTATAGCGAAGGGTAAAAGTTTATTAAGTCAAACATCAAGCAAGCCTAAAAAGCAAGATAAATATGATGAAACATCATCTATTGTAAAAGAATATGAATTTAATATAGATGATAGAGTTATATTTTTAGGATTGGTTAGTGACTATAGAGGTCTGGAATGTACTATTATAAAAAGAAACATGAAAAAGAAAACTACAGATTATTATATTGTAAAGTTTGATGATGGAAAGATAATTGAATCTGTTGTTTATGGTTTTTTAAGAACCCCTGAACAATATGAATTAGAATTATCACAAAATGAAAATGAATCAGAAGACAATGTTGAAATGTCAGATGAAGAATTAAAAGTTATTGAAAATGGATATGTTCCTTATAAGAACCGTTTATCATGCTACTCGCAGTTAGATTTTTATCATAGAAATTGTGGAGAATGTACCCATAGACATCAATGCATTTATAGGTTTAAAGGGATATATGATAAGATTAAATTTTAATTAAAAATGAAAGAAGGAATAATTAAATGAAAATTATTAATGCAAGTGTAGAAATATTAGATCAAGTCAATGGATATGAAATTCTTAAACATATTGAAATAGTAGGAAGAACCTGTTATAAAAGTGAAGACAAAATTACTCCAGACTCATCTAAAAAATTCGTTGCAGACCTAATTAAAAGAGGCCATGAGGCTATGATTGAACATTTTAATATCTCAGTTAAGTTCATCTGCGATAGAGGCGTTACACATGAAATTGTGAGACATAGAATTGCTTCCTATGCTCAAGAAAGCACCAGATATTGTAATTATAATCAAGAGAAATTTGGTAAAGAAATTACAGTTATTAAACCTTTGTTTTGGGATGAGGATTCTAAATTATATCAATCTTGGAGAATTGGATGTTTACAAGCAGAAATTACATATTTTGAATTACTAGCATTAGGAGCAAGTCCTCAAGAAGCACGTTCAGTATTGCCTAATTCATTAAAGACCGAAATTGTTGTTACTATGAATCTTAGAGAATTAAGACACTTCTTTAGATTAAGAACAGCAAAGGTAGCACACCCACAAATGCGTGAAGTTGCTATTATGCTATTAGAAGAATTAAAAAGTAAAATACCTGTAATTTTTGATGATATCGAGGTGAAGTAATTTGAATCACCTTGTAGTAATTTGTGCTTTTAGTGGGGCTGGTAAAGATACAATCACAAAATATATATCAGATAATTACAATTATTCTATGGTAGTATCGCATACTTCTAGAAGTATGCGTCCCAATGAATCAGAAGGGAATCCGTATCATTTCATTACAAGAAAACAATTTGAAGATATGATTGAGAAAGAAGAATTTATTGAATGTAGAAAATACAATACCTTAGTTGGAGGGGAAAAAGACACATGGTTTTATGGAGTCAGCAAAAACAGCATTGATTTATCAAAACATAGTTACATAGTAGTCCTCGATTTGTTAGGATTAATCGAACTCAAGAAATATTTCAAAGACAATATCATATCATTTTTCATTGATGTAAATGAACCAACTAGAAAACAAAGAGCAATTAATAGGGATGGATTTGATCAAACGGAATGGAATAGAAGGAAATCAGATGATGAAGAAAAATTCACATATGAAATAGTCAATCAAGAAGTAGATTATATGGTTAAAAACTATGATTTTGAGCTTTGTGTAGAATATATTTTAGAGAAGATTGGAGAATGTTGATAAATGAATAATAAATTTACCATTTACATAGCAGGAAAAATGAGTGGACTAACATTAGAAGAAATGAATTCTTGGAGATTAAAAGCAGAAAGATTACTAAGAATATCTTCTGATAATCAAATACACACAATCAATCCTGTGGGATATTATAATTTTGAAATGAATCCAAATACATATACCGAATCAGAAGTTAAAAATTTGACTTACAAATGGTAAAAAGAAGCGATTTAACTATAGTAAATCTTGATTTTTCTGATAGTATTGGCACTGCAATGGAAATTTGTATGGCACATGATGTATGGGATAAGCCAGTTATTGGATTTGGTAAAAATAAAAGTCATCCTTGGATGGAATTGTGTATTACAAAAAGATGCGAAACATTAGAAGAAGCAGTAAGATATATCGTTGATTATTACTTGCCAAATATTTAATAAAACAAATTACTATATAATAAATAAAGGAGAAATAAATGAAGGAAGATTATAAGGAAATACATAAAATGTGTAATATGTGCGATAGGGCAAAGAATAGTTCTTGTAATTTCCCATGCAATGATTATGCAGATTATATGTATAATCAATCATTAAAAAATAATGTTAAAAAATCTGAACGCAATAAAAGCAATGATGATAATGACATTGAAAACTTCCTTGAGTACGATGTTTCAAATGACATATGGATTAAGTTTATTAATAAAGAAATACCAATTATAGAAATACTGGATGAAAATGCATTCTATGACTATCTTGAAACAGAAAATGAAAAATATTGCAAACAAGAGGGAATTTGTCCTGAATGTCGAGAGGAAATCTTGTTCTAAAGGTGGAATACGAGGAGATATGGGGGATCAAAAAGAGAATCAGAAAGGTATTTAGTTTGTGAGAATGGATGTTAATAATAAAAATAAAGCAATGAAAGAAGGAAAAAATGAGTAAAATTAAACAATTCAAATGTAAAAATACCACTAATACTAACAACATCAAATACCAAGTGAGATTTGGAGTGCAATTAAATAATAATGAAGATGAATCTGGAGTTTTTGCAAAACCTGAATATTACTCATCAATTGAAAAAGCAAAAGCAGAAGTAATTATAACATTTAATGAAATTATTAAAGATATGTTTCCTGATGCCACACATGATGGATTATTTATGACAAAGGATATGAAATGCGAATGTTGTGGTGAAAATGTTAGTTCTGTAAAATATAGTAATGGTGGACAATTGCTGTTTGGTCGAATGGATGGAAAATTAGGTAATAGTCAAGGTGAATTTTTCATTGATATTGTGGAGGGTTGATATTAATTAATAAATCTAATAATTATGATTCATAACTCTATTTTCTCTAACAACTCTATTCTTGAAATTTTCTAAATTAGGTTCTAAATTATTCAAATATGAAGTTATTGCTATTTCTTTAGCAATAACTTTCATTCTTTCACTTACTTGAATTTCTTCTGATTCGACTGAATCAATTAATTCTTGATATGAATCTTGACATTCTTTAAGTTCCCATGTTTTTTGTCTTTGCATTTCAACATATCCTTTCATGATTGATAATGATAATTAAAATAGGCACTTTCTCCTGAAACAAAATCTCTAAGAACTTTTTTAACGAAACCAAATGGATTCTTAATATGAAATTTCGCATTAAATAATATTGAAAGTGCTTCTTTCAATTGGTCTGATGATACTTTTAATTCCTTACAGATTTTACCTATTGTTACACCGAAATTGGAATCTGGATCTACTCGACAATCACCTAATATCTTCACCAAAGGCCAATCTTCATCTTTCCAAAATTCTTCTTTTTGACAATCATAATTTTTAGAATCCATACATACAGAATTAGATATTGATGGTATAGGTGTAATGATTGAGACATTTTGTTCAACTTCTTGGACATCTTGTCTTTTTTTATCCACAGGTTTAGGCACACCTAATAATTTATACAATACATCTAAATCAATTCTATATGATTTTCCATGATACCAATCTTTAGATTCAAATTGTTCTGAGATAAGAACTTTCTTATTCTCTAAATCCTTAATTGCTCTTTGAATCGTCTTGACTGATTTATTGAGTTCTAAGGCCCAATCATTTACAGTCTTATAAACCCATAGAAAACCATCACGATATTTAGTTGCTCTATTCATCCAGTATTTTAAACGAGATAATAATTCAGCTTGGGTCTGACCAAAAACATTAACTACAGTAGGTTGAACAACAATTGGTAATTCGTTAGGAATAATTAGATCCATGATTAAAACCTTCTTTCAGCATTTTCAAAAAATGAGCGTAGCGATGCTGAAGACTGTTTACAAATTTTTAAAATCATGATAAAATGACTTAAAGAATTCAATACGAGTCTTCAGGGGTCTCCTAGTTTAGTGATGTGTCGCCACAACTCAAGCACTAACTAGGAGATTTTTTCATTACCTATTAAATTTTAATAACCTTACTCAATAAAAAAGTTAGTAGCATGTACATCTCTGCACCAACTACTAACTTTAGCAATCTTACTAAATTATTCACTAAGTTTATACTTGATTCTATCTTAAACTTAGGGTACAATATCTTTAAGAACTAAAAGCTTAATGTTGGTGAGAACATTTTGCCAGAAAACACTTGATCTTTGCAAGAGGTCAGGTGTTTTTGCATTTTATTGAGTTAATTTGATTAAGTTATATATTCGACAGGTTGATACAATTCTCCTTCTAATAAATTAAATTATCCACAGGAATATTATAGCATAAAAAGTTATCAACATGTATATATCTTTTTTGACAAAATGTTTATGTGTTCGGGTCGGATGAAATAAGCGAAAAAAATAAACACTATCCAGTTAATTTTGGATAGTGTTTTTATAAATTAAATCAAATTAATCACTCGGACATAAGATTATTCATAGTTTTAATAAAAATACTGTCCTTCTTTTTATCAGGAATAACCACTTCAAACTGCTCAGGCTCCACAACAACTTCATTTTTCTTTCTAGTCTTTCTTGGATTTACACTGTTTACAGAAACCTTAATATTGCCTGACACAATATTATCAGTAATTTTCTCATTAAATTCATCCAGTTTAAGTTTTTTTGGATAATAATCCATATAAAATTTTAAACAAGTTTTAACCAACTGTGAATTAGAAATTCCTTGTTCTTCCATTTGATTTACATAATCAATTAAAATTGTATCATTTTTTGAACTAAGATTTGTGCCAACATATTTTCTTAGGCTACCCATAGTTACTCATCCAAATCCCAATATTGTTTTCCTCCATCAAGATATGCTAAAGCATTAGTTAATTGAGGATGTTCACTAGATAATTTTGCTGTATTATCAAGTTTAATATTAAGATAAGGTAACAATATTTCAGCAGGGCCACCCATGACACATGTTTCTAATGCTTGTTGTAAATCAAATGTTTGCTCCAAAGAAGAAATTACATTATCGATATAATCTACAAGAATTTCATCTTTTGTTTTTTGCAAGTCATAACTTTGTTTTCGCAAAGTAATTTCTGATCGTTTGAGATACTGCAATAATTCATGAGGTTTAAATTTAGTTCCATTTTTAGAATTAAAGGTCGTTGTCATTTGTTCTAATATTTGATCAAAACCAAATTGAGTATAACTAACTTTTGAATCCAAAATTACTTCAGTATTTTCAGGGTTAATATCATCACCTTTGCGCCACAATGAAGCGTCTAAAGTTCCACCACCAAAATCTAAAACTAATAGGGGATAATCGAATTTTTCTTTTTGAGAATCAGTTATTCCAGATTGAATGTAACAAATAGAATCAGTGATTTCAATATTAATATTGCCTCTGCCATCACCAATATTAATTGTTTGTGCTCCCATAGTTCGTAACTTTTCCAAATATAGTGTTGCGTGTTGTTTATAGTACCCTGCAGGAGTACCAACAACTAATTTTACTTTGATGTCCTTACAGTTTGGAAAACTTAAAGCAATAGCAGTTAATGTACACAAATCAAAATGAGTTGTGGTGTATTTATCTGGATTGGTGTATGTTTTACCTTCTGGGTCTCCTACAAGATGGCTCAAACCATCTTTTTTAACTAGGTAAGTATTACTTTTGAGTAGACCATCACCCTCAGTATTGAACTTAATTCTTGCTCTTAAAACTATTCCTGCGCTGGTTTTGTAGTAAGAATTTCCTGCATCAAGACCTAAAATAACCTCTTCGTTCATTATAAATGCCTCCTTAAATGATATTTCAATATAATGTAGTTTATCATTCATTGTGTACTATTGCAAGTATACGATTGTGTGTAAATATATCTACAGTTGTAAGTATATATACTTGTCTACAATTGTATGTTTGTTAATGTGGACAAGTATGTCTATTTATTAAGATAAGTATATTTGTATTAGTATGTCTACTTTTTAGAAGAATGTTATGTGATTATTTTTTTAAAAATCAGGACAAAGTAATACTAGAGGATGAGGAAAGTTATTATATAGAATGAATTAGATGTTTGACGATTAATTTTTAGCCCTGAAAAATCAGGGCTTTTTCTTTTGGTATACTACTTTTAATAAGTATACCTTTGTATACTGGTAAACTTTTTGTATACCAATACTTAAAATGTATATTTATCTTTTCTTTGGAGATATTAAACTTATGATAATTTCCAAAGGAGTTGAATAGTTATGGCATTGATAGGAGTTATATGTATTGTTTCTGGATCATCCTTAGTGATTGCATGTTCTGCGAGTTTATTAAATCTAATCAAATAATCAAACATTTTTTATTATATTAAGGTAATCTATTGTATCCTTATTTTGGGATATTTATAGATTACCTTATTTTACTTTATCCTTTTTATCACAAGCTCGCAATATTTACCAAACATTATCTGCTATCCCCTCACATACATTCAATTATATCAGTCGTCATATTGTTCCTCCTTCTCTTCTTTGATTTTAGAATCCTTGCTACATGCGGTTTTTAGCTTGTTAACCGTTTGTATAGGCAAACGGTTTGAATAAGGTTTTAGCAAACGTATATACACACTTTTGTTAATTATTCATAATCATTATAAAGAAGGTGAATTTATGTCAAAAAAATTGGATGCTTATGATATTGCAATTAAACAATGGAAAAAAGGAAGAGAACGTGGTGGTGGGATTCCTGCAAAAGTCTACGATGTAATTGTGTTTCATTATGGAGAAGATTATCGACCGATAATTATCAAGAGACATCTTGTAAACCCAAAAGATGAAAATTTAATAGAACAAACTAAATTAAGAAGACCAAAAAGTATTAAAGAAGTAATCCAAAGGATTAAAAGTTTAGATGAACATAATAATGAAACTTGGTTTTTTGTAATTAATCTTCCTGCTGGATTAAATTTCGAAAATTTTAAAAAATTAGAACAAACATTTGCAGATTCTTTAGGAGAAACAGGCAATTGTCAAATTGAGCAACATGGAATGGCGGTTCATATGACGATATCTAATGTGAATAGAACAAAAATGTATCCTTATAATTTTGACCCGACTTCATATCTAAAAAAAGGTATGATGATTCCTATTCCTTTTGGGTATTCGATTAATGGATTTATTGTAAAGGATTTAGCAGAGATTTTAACATTGCTCGTTTGTGGAATGATGGGAAGTGGTAAGTCAAATTTCAGTCATACAGCCATTTATACAATGCTACTAATAAACAGTATAAAAGGCATGGATAAAGAACCTTCTGTAATCCCAGTAATATGTGATCCAAAACTAGGAGAATTTAAATATTTTGAAAAGTATGGTGCTATGTGGGCAAAAGAACCTCAACATATTGAGAAATTATTAAAACAAGTTAATGATGAGAATGACAGAAGATCGCCAATTGTTAGTAAAACTGGAGCTAGAAATTTCCCTGAATTCTTAAAGTTAGGTAACAAAATGCCAGCAATTGTAGTCATTTGTGATGAGATGGCTGAGTTTACTTCTCCTGCTTATGAATCATTTAATCGCTTACTTCATCAAGGTCGTTCACAAGGTATATTTAGCATTGGTGCGATTCAAAGGCCGAGTGCAAATAGTTTAGGCAAAATAGGTAACTTTAGTGAACTCAAAGCCATGTTTGACGCTAATCTTGTATACCGTGTAAAAGACCCAATAAATTCTAATATGGTTTTAGGAAATTCAAAAGCAGCATTTATCCCTAAAAAAGCAAAAGGGAGAGCAATATTTGATTGGGATGAAGAAATAGAAGTTCAATCTATGTACTTTCCTAGCGTAGTATCAGACCAAGATAGATATGAAGAATTACTCTCTAAATTAATTCAATATCCTATGCCATATACAGATATTCAAGGGGAGGTCTACGATTATGAATCAAACAAATCATACAAAGGGTTATTACCGAGATTTAAGAGTATTGGCACATCTAGAACGTTGTATCTGCTTGAACACAACACAAATCCATTTACTTGAATTTCAAGGTCTTTCAATTGAAATGGCACATCGTTGTTGTAGGAGATTAGAGAAAAAGCATAGGATTAAGAGAGGTGATAGAATTTCATTTTTAGAAAAAGATTATTTTTGGTTATTTGACGAGAAAAAACCTAAGAATATTGAACACACATTAGGTAAATCATGGGTTTATACTTTTATTATCCTTAATTCTAAAGCAAGTAATTATACAAATCTTACTTTTGAAAATGAACCAACTCAATTCTTACCAATTATAAAACCAGACCAATTTGTGACATTTGATACATTTAATGATAAAAAGATATATTTCAATGAATTTACTAGATATGAATCGGGTAATGAATTTAAGAAAATCAAACAGTATAATCAATTAGCAGAAAAATTAATTAAAGATAAATATCAAGGCATTTCTACTTATTGGTGGATAGACTTGTCCAAAAATCAAACATTTGTAGTTTTAATTGTAACTGATGGAGGTGATACAGCAAAAAACAAAATCCAGAAGATAATCGATAAGGATAAAGCATTTCCATATTCAATAGAACTTCTTAATCTTGATGAGATTAGAAACTTTTGCTTAAAACTTCATTTGGCAAAAAAGGAGGAATTAAAATGTTCCCAGGGATTCAAGCAGCTACCCCAATTTTAGCTATTCTTGGCATTGCTGTGGGTTTACAAGTCGTTAAAATGGGGTTAAAAATATTTGGGAAAGGTGAATGGACATATTATGCTGATACATTAGGTTTAATACTTGTCACTCTCTTAGTGCTAAATGCTTCTCTAGATTTCCTTAATAAAGTAAAAGAAGTATTTAAATGATTGAGAACTTTGTAAGATTGAGTGCTTTATATTTAGTAGTGTATATCTACGTTAGGCATACGTCTGGTAGGGAGATGGCATTAGCAATCAAATGGTTGGCAGTTGTGAGTCTAGGATTAATGGTTTTATCATGTACTCTTGCCCCTCTAAAACAGTTTAGTGATGATATTCATTCTATTGCTATGACTTATAGTGGAGGAAAGGAAAAAGTTAGTAATGCATTAGGAATTGAAAGTAATAGTGAAACTATGGATGTTGGTTATAAAAATATATGGGAGAGATATTTAGGAGCAAAATTTGATTGGCCTATTAAGGGTAAAATTACACAAGGTTATAATGAACATAATCATGGTTTAGACATTGCAGGAAATTTAGGAGACGCGATTAAAGCTAGTCGAACAGGTAAAATTGAGAAGATTATTAATTCTGAAGGCCCATATGGATTACACGTTATTATTGATCATGGTAATGGTTATGAGACTTTGTATGCTCATTGTTCAAAAGTTGTTGTTATGGAAGACAAAATGGTTTTTAGTGGCGAAAAGATTGCGGAAATCGGATCAACTGGAAATAATTCAACTGGCAATCATTTACATTTTGAAATCAGAATTAATGGTAAAACTGTTGATCCAATGAGTTATTTAAAATAAAGGAGTTGGTAAAATTGAATCAAATTTTAGAGTGTTTATGTGGGAAAGATATTGTATTAATTGGATCAGAAATTGTAAATGATGAAATGATTTATGCAGGAAATTCAAACAAATTAATAGGCAAGTCATTCAGTATTGATGTAGTTTGTAATAAATGCAAAAGACAATTAATTATTGAATTATCAATTACTGATAAAAATTGGGGAATGAAGGAGATTAATTAATATGAGATTAATTATATTGAAAAAATCATCTATTCGTAGAAATTTAGCATTATCTATCATGATGATATTGATTGGAATCACATTAATAAATCCATTTGTAGCAAAAGCAACACCAACAGATTATGTGACTAAAACACATTCTAACTTATATTACCTTTATCCGATGCCACAAAATAATGGTATATTTTGGTTGGAATCAAATCCAAGTTTAGGATACGGGACTCTGCAAGAATGGAATAAAAAACTAAGCAAAGGGGATATGATTGTAGCAGTTCCATCAAATATGCAATTAGCAAGTTTAGGTGGGTTAGATAGAATTGGAAGATATGTACAAAATAAAATAAAAGGCAGATCAGATAATGGAAAATATGATAAGGATATTTTTAAATATCGAAGAACTGTTACAGCAGAAGGGGTTACTGATGAGATCGAAGTAGAAATTGGAAAGCATTTTAAAGATAATGATAATCTAGAAAAATTAATATCTAAAGTAAAAACGCATTTAACTACAGATGCAGGACAAACACAAGAGATAAAAGATCCTGTATTTCCACCTATAGTTCAACCTGATAATATGCCAGATACAGAAGAAAGCAAAACCGCAAAAACACAAATAATTGGTGGTTCAATATTATTAGGTGGTTTGATGTTATTTGCAAAAGTATTAGTGTTTGCACTGTGATAGAGTGTATTTTATGGAGTGAGTTTTGGCTTGCTCTTTTCTTTTTTTTGAGGATTTTTTAATAATTTTATAAAAACTAGTGCTAAAAAGTTGCGAAATTAATAAAATGATTATATATTATAAGAAGAGGAGTTTTTACTATGATTTTTAAATTTGATAAAGGTGGAAATATGGAAGATACAAGTGTGGAAGGAGATATACAGGATATGGCAAGAAAAAGTAAAGAAAAGGAAAAGGATAAGTTTAATCAAATGGATATGAATGTGGTTAATCAGGTAAAGGAAGAGGTTTTAGGAATGGTAAATGAGGCAGCAAGTCAAACAGCAGTTGGGTATCAAGAAGCAATGGATGAGAATGATGAGGATATGGTTCAGCAACATGAAACAGAGTTGGTTAAGGAAATGGACACAGAAGTAGATGATGAAAAATTAAAGCAACAAATGAGAGAATTAAATATGAGGAATATGCCTAGCTTGAGTAATTTAACTAAGATGAAAGATGAAGGGGAAGGAGTAGGAAGTGATAAAGAGAAGATGGTGAAGGATGAGCTTAATGAAACTAGAAATGAGTTAGATATTAAACGAGAAGAGGCGAGAAAAAAGAAAGAAGCAAGCAAATTAAAACGCGAAGCAAAAGAAAGACTAAAGCAGATGAACAATGCTGATGAGTGGGTATTTGAGAATACCACTGAAATATGTCGGAATAAAGAATCTTGTAAATTTCAAACCATTGCCAATGCGGAATTTCTTGGAAATCTCCTAGATCGGCAAATTGCGACATATGTTGGTGATTTACAACGTGGATGGCGTAAAAACAGCAAAAATGAATTGATAGCTGTGAAAAGTGAGAAGCAAATTAAACTCATCCTTGATAGTCTGTTGCACGATAAAATGCATGGAGGGTTCATTACGTTAAACCTAAATCCGAGCGATGGTTATGAAATTAATTATAATGAAGAAGATCATACAATTTCAGGTTCTATAAATCAGAAATTACAAATTTTGGACGGAAATCACAGATTAAATAGCTTCTCACGTTGGGCTAAATTATATAAGCGTAATCCAGAGTCAGTACCTAATCCTGCTGATTATTATATAAGTGTCATGATTGAAACGCTTAATGATGACGATGCAAAATCCCTTTTCTCTGAATATGCGACAAAATCTCTTAAAATTAGCAAAAGCAGAGGGGAATATTTAAACGTGGAAGACTATACGAACAAACTATGTAGAGATATTATGAAAAAATCCGATATTAAGGTAGAGGTTGTTTCTACATCAATTAAAGCTAATTCAGAAAATATAATCACATTTGGAGTATTCTCCAAGAATATAAAGGATAATTATAATCCTAAAAGTAAAATAGAAGTAGAAGAATTAAGTAATTATCTTTCATTGTTCATCGACTCATTAATTTCTACCTTTCCAAAATATATGGCAAGCAAAGACTTAACTGAAAGGGCTGAGTTGAGAACACATAACCTAGCTATGGAAGCCCTCAGTTGGGGAGGTTATTTAAAATTAAGCACTAGGTTACAAGGTAAAAGTCGTGAAGAGATATTAAGTATTCTTAATAAATTTGATTCTAAGGTTGATTACAAAGGTTGGCGTGGAAACTTCTTAGACAAAGAAAACCCAATCTTCCGAAAGATAATGAGAGAGGGATTTAAGATAATCAATACTTCTAGTAGTGCAACTTGGATTAATAAAGTCTTTATTGAGTATGTTTTAGAAGGTAAAAGTTTAGAGGAAATTGGCAGAGAAGAAGTAAAGTAAAGTAAAAATTGTAAAAAATAGAGAGTATCAGTAATTAAAACTGATACTCTCTATTGGATATTATTTATTACTTTCTAAATATTTATCATAATACATCCATTTTAATTTTGTCCCATCTTCTAACTTACCTGCTGATTTCTCTTCTCCATTACAACATTTAGATACATGTGATGCATTAGAATATTTTCTTATAACTTCTGATCGATTTTCAAAAACTTCTCCTGTAGTTAAACATATAATTTTTTTAACGGGGTTTATTTGTTGTGTATTATTTATTATTTCTTTAATTTCTTTTTCATTCTTTAAAATATATTCATCATAGTACATCCATTGAAGTAACGTCCCGTCTGGTAATTTTCCTGATGATTTCGATCTATAATTACAACAATTAGATATGCCACTAGATTTGTTGATATTATACGCCTTACTTGCTTCTGTCTGAGAATTAAAAATTTCTCCAGTAGTTAAACAAATTACCTTTATATTACAATCGATCTCGTTATTGTAAGTATCTAAATAATTATTATATAACCAATCTAAAGTTTTATTTTGAGCTAAATATTCATCATGATACATCCAAAACAATGGTTTTTCTAAATATTTACCTGATGAATTTAATCTTTTCACACAACAGGCAGAAATACCACATGAATTAATATTATATTTGATTGATGCCTCAGTTTGACTATTAAATATCTCTCCTGTATTCAAACATATAACTTTCTTACTACTCTTCTCTCCCATTAAAATATATTGTTTTCTCATTTCTTCTTTCGGATCATAATTACACCATCCTAACTCAACCCCTTGCTTAAGATATTTCCCAACTGCCTTTTTTCCTAATTTTAATTCATTTGCTATTTTTGCGACACTATTCATCCCTTTATTCCATAAATCACAAGCAATTTTTACAAAACTTTTAAAAGATGCTTCATAACATTTTTTCCAATTAATATCTTCTTCTTTAAAATTTAAAAGTCTTGGAAGTTTGCTATTCATAATACTATTTTTAACCCATTTTAATGTCGATTCTCGACAATCTAATATTATGTAATTAATAATTTTATTGCTTCTGGCAAGCCATTCTTTGTCAAAATCGTTGCCTTGCGTTTCTTCTAATGTTGCCCAATTATTATTTGATTCCTCATAATGCTGAATTCCGTGACACTCACAAATAATTCCATCAATTTTATTTAGATAAAAATCATACTTATACTTATTACACCATTTAAAAGTTTTTATTGATAACTCTACTTGAAAATCTTTATCTAATAATTGTTCAAATAGATTAAATAGAAATTTCTGAGAGAATGATATTCCATCACTACAACGGGGACATCCAAATCCTTGATAGAAATAGTTTGTAATAGTTATTAACTTTTCAAGTCCACAATCTGAGCATTTCATAGGAACTTTTTTGTTTGAACCTGCGGGATATTTATAAGGATCTTCTTTATTTACAAAATTATCTATTGAATATGAATGTGTTATTGCTATCATATGACATTGATTACAAGTAATACTTCCATTCCCACCTACAAAAGAATTAATACTTTTTTGTTCTGATTCATGCTCTAGGTGATCCAAACATTTGAACCAATAACCTTTCTTATTAAATCCATTGGATCTGAAACCTACATCAAAAGGACTTAATTTATTACCATCTTTATCTATATTTAAATTCTCATCCCACCTCTTAATTATTATATCTGCTATATTTTTTGGTTTATTATCATAGCACCATTGTCCAAAAGATATGCCGTTATTCAATTTTATTTTTCTTATTTTTTCAGCACCAAATAATCGCATATTACATTTATGACAATAATATTTTCCATCTTCACGAACACTCCTTTTATAATCTTTCCAATGCATATTTTCTAATATTTCTTCACAACCATCGCATCGAACATCTACTAATACATAGGAACCATTTGGTAAATCATTAACATTTACTTTGATTTTTGTCCCCTTTTTAACTAACATTATTTTATGATGTTCATTATAGTATCTTGGAATTTCATACCCTAAATTTTCGTAATATTGTATATTACTAGAACTCACTCCAACCCAAACTTCTTTTGTTATTAACATTATTTATCCCCTTCCTTAATAGGTTTACTAATTGGAATAAGACACTCAAGTTCTAAGGAAAACTAAAGTGTCTCGTTTTACAGATAAAAGTCTGGCCTGACTCCTATCCAACCAATATTAAATTCAATTTCACTTAAAAACCCAAACAAAACAAAAAAGAGCCTAAACAGCTCTCAAAAACTAAATCAATATAAAATTATATAAACTAACTCTAATCATCACACCCACAAATCAAAACCCTCTTCTTACCACTCAAAACATCCTCAGACCAATTAATAGGAATAATATCATCTACATCCCTATTCTCCCTCAACAACAAACTCAATCCAACTTTCCCTGAATACTTACCCATCATCTGTTTCAATTCTTCTTTCTTTTTAGGTGTCAAACCAGACATAATAATTTTCCTCCTATTCCCTTCCCTTATTCAACATCTTATAAGCATACAAACATTTCTTCAAAAATTCAGGACTAATAACATTCTTTTTACTATCTTCTAAAAACTGCTTTGATTTTTTCTTTACTGACAATAAAAACTCTATCATTATTTTTCATTATTTACTCCTATTATTAAATTTAACTTACCGCAGGAAAACATACTTTTATTGGATAAATAAAACTATCTAAACTGCAGTTTAGATTAGTATAATTACGATGAATAATGGTATAATATACATGCACATATTATCCAATGATTATAACTAAGATAGGAGGTATTAAATCAATGTCTAAATATGTGTATACAACTGGAGACACAAGCATAAATTCCCAAAGAAATCCAAATTTCCCAATAACTTGTCCAATATGTAAAAGTGAAAATGTTAAACCGTTTAACATGGTTGCTTGTATTCGTATGGAATCACCAGGGCTTACAATAAATCATGCACCAACTATTACACAAATATGCAATGATTGTGGTTATCTTATGTTCTTTATGAGAATTAAAACTGAAGAAGAAAAATTAAAAGATACCGAAGAAAATGAAAAGTGGAAATAGAATAATTATTCTCTAATTCTTATATTGATACTCCTAACTACTAATTAAAGCAGTTAGGAGTATTTGTTTACTAGTTTACTTAATATCGTAATTTTGTATATGATTTTGTATTAAACCTAAAATTTCTTTATAAGCATTGATCAGATTCTTATATGTCCCATAGTCCTCACTTTTTCTAAGTTTCTCCAATTTAGGAGTAAGTTCCTCTATTTCGCCTACAAGGGTTTCTAATACTTTTTCACTAAATGGTCTTTCGTCTTTTATTTTGGAGCAAGTATAAAATCCAGTGATTATTTTAAAACCATGTTCTTTTATGGTCATAATTTGTGAATCGCTAAAACCTTCATCAATCACTACATTTCTTATATCTGTTTCTCTTTTAGCATTATGTACTTCATACCATCCATAAATATATTTATATCCCTCTTCTTCTATAATTTGTGTTGCATTTGGATGAAAAACAATATACCCATATTTCTTAGCAAATTTAACTAATCCATGTGTCTTTCCAATTCCTCTTAACCATTGTGTATGTATTAACTCTTTATTCTGAGATGCCACTTCTAATCTATCTAAAATTAATTCTCCTGTATCTATATTGATAATTTTGCTCTTAATTTTCCCTAAAGAATTCAATTGTGTTAATAAATTAATTTCGTCCAATAAATAAATCATATATTTTCTCCTTAATGTCGGCCATCACCCATTTATTTTTATTTGCTCTCACTACATAAATTATTTCCCAGAGAGTGTTACCAGCACTCTTTTATATATCATCTTCCTTACTCATAATAGCCATAACTTCACTCTTACCATTCTTACCACCAAGCAATATTGCCCAATTATCTCTCGCCTCATCTGAAAAATCATTCCAAACTGAACTCAATTCATTTAAAAACTTTTCCATTATATCACCTCTTTTACTACTTAATAATTTAAATACAGTCTCTTATTCCATTACATCCTTGACACATTGACCTACACAATTTACAGAATTAATATAATGAGCTGAACTGAAATATTTTGGCACATTTCCTCCCCTAACAATTTTCATATTCTCTATTTCATCTTTTGTCCAATCTAAGATAGAAATAGCATTATCAAGAGTTATTTTATTGTCAGATAATAAGTCTAAAATCTGATCGATAATTGGTTTGTACTCCATTCTTAAAAATAATTTATTATGTTCATAATTAAAATTATCAATAATTACTTGTCTTTCTTCTTTACTTATTTCATTCATTTATTCAAGTCCTTTCAATGCATTTATTATTTTAAAAGTATTTTGATCTTTATCTGTCTTAGATTCCAATATTTTAATAACTTCTTCAATAGATAATTTAATAGTTTCCATTTTATATCACCTCCTTAAATTAATATAATTAATCCTTCTTAAACTTACTTAAAATCTCCATAATCAATTTTTACTAATCTCCCTCGTATATAACCCCAGTTACTAGGTTTCCAATCCGACAACATAAATTCTTTTAATTTATCATCCTTATATTTATCAGTTAATAAATCACAAAACTCACCAATGTCTATATCATTTAATACAACTTCTGCTTTTTCCATAATTAAAAATATTCCAAGATTATTGCAATAAAAGACTTTTGCTAAATCTTTATGTTTACCTGACATATTCTTTTCTTTTAAATTTGCTAATAATCCATAAAGAAAATGGTCATATTGAACGAATAGATTAGGAATTTTAATCACAAATTTATTAAATACAAAAACTATTCTTGTGCTTCCTATTTCGATTTTTATTTTTATATCACCTCATCCAATTTATAATAAATTATTTATATTAATGAGGACTAACTTAAAAGTAGAGGAGTGAGTATTCTTTTACTTTTATTAGATATTGCACTATCTAATTGTTAGTCCTCAAAATTTGCTTTAATGGATAGAATAATTTATTTATGTATTTGGTCATATTGCAGTTGGAAGTGGAGGGTTTGACTTTATGTATTCTGAATAATATTGCCAGACTAATTTTTCATTTGTAATTGGATGTTTACCTGCTGATTTTAACTTTTTGTTACAACATAGTGATATACTTGATTCACAAACATTATAAAAACTGGCTCCTTCTTTTAGAGTTGAAAATATTTTAAATGTGTTGATACATATAACTTTTTTTGCATTGGGGTTATCCTCTCCTAAACAGCGTCCAATTTTTGATTTACGAATTCTATTTTTTGTTTCATTTGAATGATGTTTACCATACATTGGGTTTCTTTCACCTTTTTGTATTAATTTAAATTTCTCTATGGTTTCTAAAGAGTGTTTCTTTCCTTTTAATGCGATACTTAATTTTCTATTGTGTTCTTCTGTTCTTTTTCTCCCCCTTAACGCCAAACCGACTTTTAATTTATGTTCTTCGGTTTTTGGTTTTTTCATTTTTTGTATAGTATCTTTTGAGTGTTTATTTCCAAAGTGAGATGCACTCATTCTTTGCTTTGTTTCTTCTGAGACAATTTTACCTTTTGCTGATTTACTCATTTTATCCTTTGTCTCTTTAGACATATTTAAATTTTTCTTACGTATTTTTTGAATAGTTTCTTCTGATAGACGATATCCTGACATTCCACCTCCTCCTTCGGTTATATTGTAAAAATTTATATTTTTTACGGCATTATATTTTTTTATAAATATCATTTCTAACTCATTAAGTTCTTCTTTAGAATAAGCAATTGCAACAATAATTCTGGAAAAATTATCTTTTCCATATAAACTTTCTGCTCTTTTGTAATATTTCCCACTACCTAAATATTTCCTCCATCTACCATTTCCATAATCGTCAAAAATCTTTTGACCAATATATTTCTTCTCATTAATTAAATTAGTAGTTATATAAATAAAACCATATGCTAATTTATCTAAACCATTCTCAATTATGTATTCAACCATAAAAACGTTCTCTTCCAATATTAAATCATCCTCCTGATCAGGGAGGGTGGCCACCCATTACACTTGCAAGTTCTCTCCCGTATATTTTATTTATTAACTTTACTTTTATTAAAACTATATTTTAAATAATACATGTACCTTTTGGTAATTCAATCACATGTTCTTTAAGAACTTTCCAATTTGGCATTACAATTATTTCTCTGCCATAACTAGGTGGAAGTGCGAAACCTCCCTTAATAGTAGAAGTCATATGTATATTATTTTCTTTACCACAATTATCACAAGACCATTTTACATCATATTCTTCATTTTCTCGATATTCTGCTTCAATATAATTATTAGATTTTATTTCACAATAATTACAAACTAAACTATCTATTAATTGTCTTGATCCATGTATAAATTGCATCATAATAAATCATCTCCTATATATTTATTTGTGCATTTAGTAATTAATCAGCAGAGTATAACCCCTCTGCTATGGGTAATTTACTAACTTACCTAAAACTATAACTCACCATCTGATGACTTTCATCGGGAGAAAGTTTAAATGTAATATCACCAGTTCTATTACCATCTTCTCCCATACCAACAGAATATTTTACATCTTCTAAACTCATTCTTGCAACAAATATTCGACCACTCATTTCATCAACCATTGTATCACCTTCTAATTGGATATATTCTTTTCCATCAACTGTTACAATTTTAACTTTTGCATTAATAATATTTTGATTCATTTACAAATTACCTCTTTCGTTTATTATTTTATTTTTTAATTTATGGAGATTGTAAACTTTGTAATTTATGTATTGATATCTGCTAATACAATCATATATTCCCTCACCTCGCTTTCTCTTGTCCTAACTATACCACTAGCATATTTTATTGTCAAGGATAATTTTATTTTTGTATTTATACAAATGTAAAAGAGGAAAGGGAAATTTAATTCCCCTTTATTCAGTTAATTACTTACTTATTTTTCTTCATTTCTTCAAATTCCTCTAAACAATATTGTTTTGCATAAGCGATTACTTTGTTTATAAAGTCTTCTGTTAAATTCATAGTAACTTTTAAAACAAATTTAGAATCTTTTTCATTGTAGCTCAAAATATCTTCTTCTAGTATAAAATGCTTGGTCTTCTGAACAAAATCTTCACATGATATTTTGTCTACCATTAATTCTAGTCTACAATTATCCACTAAATTACAATCTACCTCTCCTGTTATGTCTAAAACTTTATTCAGTACCCCATATATAACAGAACTTAACATAATATTAGCACTCTCCCCTTATTTCAGATGACTTATCATAGCACAATCTAGTGCAGAAGTCAAGTGATTTTATTTTTGCATTAATTAATAATTGAATATGTAATCATATTTATTATCATTTATAATATCTTGATAATTATCATATTAATTATTATTAGAAATATCATTTATGAAACATGATTTAAATTATGATTCATAATAAATGTTTAGAAACTAATAAAAAGAAAAAAATAGAGGGAATCCTAATAAAATTAGAACTCCCTCACAAAGAAAGAGAGTGTAAATGAAATGGAAAATAATAATGAATCATTTACAAATGTATTGTAACATTATTTTTATATTTATGTCAATGGGGATATTTATTTATAACTTACTTATCATTCAATTTCCTTCCACACATTGGACAATAATTAATTACCCTATCTCCAAGATAACTTGAACCATTATCGTCTGCTTCCAACATAATCATTAAATTGTCTTCTATATAAATGAAAAATTCTTCATCTTCATTCCATATATTATCTTTATTTGAAATAATAATCTCATTAATCTCATCAGATTTATTATTAGAACAGTATTTGCAATTGTTACTCATTAAGTATCCACTCCTTTTATTGATTTATTATTAAATTTCACAAATAATAAATGGATACCCATCCCCTATCATTCCAAATTGCTCTTTAATTATCTTATTCGCTCTAATTCTTTTCAAACCTATTTTATTAACCTCTTCAATAAGTAAAACTGCAAACTCGTCTTTATAATATGTTTTTGCAGTTTCCTCTGTACATTCATAATCATTCATGAACTTATATACAATATCTTCTATTGTAAAATATTTTTTATTAGACAAGTATGTAAGACAATTAACAAACATTTCAAATCTTTCATTTTTCCCATTTCTACGATTTGGTTTTACTTCCCCTAATTCTATTAATTTTGATCTCAAGTTTTGAGTAATGTATTCAGTAGAGTATTTTAATTCTGTGGCTATTTCATCTATTGATTTACCTTCATTATACATTCTCAAAACAACATCAACGTCTATCTTCTTTCTCTTCTCTTTTTTATATTCTTTGAATGATAATTCACCCATCATAAAACTTACCTTGCCACCATTGATATAGTCTACATTATATTTTGGATTTTCATTTGCAATATAGTATATTTCATAGATATGTGCTTCATTCCTAGTCATTTTATCACTAACACATATTTTTTTGATTTCAGTAAACCATTCTTTATCTTGCTTGTGTTGCTTTAGCCTAAGTTTCATACTATTTGTGATACCAACATAAAGTAATTCATTATTGCTATTATAGAATTTATAAACTAAATTATTCTGCATATTAGTTATCCCTCTTAATAATAATTTTAGGATAACTTCTAACAGGACAATCAATATTATATTTTTCTTTAATCTCCTTATTAGCAGTCACCTTTACCAATCCATAACTATCCAATATTTCCTGAATACTACGTCTCCATTGATTCTCAGTCATACCATTTACTTTTAAATCTTTCTCTAATACATATCCTTGTACCTCTATTCCTTTCAATATGTATCCAACTAATCTACTACTATTTTCATCGGATTGTTCTGTTGTTCCTAAATTATTCTCATATTCATATTGAGGGAATACCTTATTAGTAAATTCTACGCCAAAAGTCCTCAGTAAATATTCTCTTGACAAACCCTTCAAAGAAATATTGTTTTCCTTTAATAAAATAGCAATCTTATTACTTTCTTCTAAAGTTTCTGTTCCATATTGATCAATACTATAATAATTAACCAACTTCTTATGCTTATATTTTGCAGCAATATGTTTTGCTTTCTTTAAAGTTTCTTCTGGCAAATTATCATGAGGAATTTTATTAAGTAAACTAAGTAAAGTAAATAATGTAATACTTTGAGATGTTCTAGTTTTATCTTTTGATCCAAATACGTCCATCAAATTATTTAAAGATACAAAGAATAATGGATTTCCATCTAGACTAAAATCCTCGTCCTTAACATTCATCTTGGCATAATTATTTAATGCAATGAGATTAGATTTCCTAGTCCTTATTAATGAATGTAACTGTGGATAAATCTCCTTAAATTCATCGGACAACAATAATTCTATATTCGTATCGAGTATTTCTAATTGTTCTTTTTGCCATTCAGTTTGTTGCAATTCAATATTATAAACCTGTTTAATAAATTCTATAGCTTTGACTCTTTTACATTTTGCTA